GGCATTACGGCGGCAGAGACGATCAAGGCCATTCAGGGCAGTAAGGGCTTTGTGACCATCATCGGCAAGCGCCTGGGCTGTTCCGCGCGCCACGTTTACAACCTGCTCGACAAGTACCCGACGGCGCGCGAGGCGCTGGAGAATGAGCGTGAGAGCATGAAGGATTTTGCAGAGGGACAGTTATTTAAGCGTATTGAGGGCGGAGATACGACGGCCATGATCTTCTTTCTAAAGACGCAGGCGAAGGAGCGCGGCTACGTCGAGCGCCAGGAAGTCACGGGCGCGGGAGGTGGGGAGGTGAATATCGTAGTGAAGTGGGGCGACAGCGTTGACGGCGACGACGATTAACGTTACGCTTCCCCCGCCATTCAGGGCGCAGCGTGAAATCATCTCGTCTCCTGCCCGTTTCAGGGTTGCCGCTTGTGGCCGGCGCTTTGGCAAGACGCACGTTGCGGCGGGGGAGGCGGTGCGAGAAGCGGCCAATAGGAAGGTCGTCTGGTGGGTTGCCCCGACCTACGAAGTGACCAGGCGTGGTTGGCGGGTGATGATGGGTATCGTTCATGGCGTTCCTGGCGTTGACGTTCAGAAGGGTGTACGCGAGGTTCATTTTCCGGGCGGCGGGTTTATCGGCTTCAAGACGGCAGACACGGGGGCGGGGTTGCTCGGCGAGGGGCTAGACTTTCTGGTGATTGACGAGGCCGGTGTTGTGCCAGAGACTGCCTGGTTGCAGGACTTGCGCCCGGCGCTGACAGACAAACTTGGGCGCGCGCTGTTTATCGGTACCCCGCGCGGGCGTAACTGGTTTTGGCGTGAGTGGATGCGGGGGCAGGACGCCGCATATCCTGACTGGTCGTCTTGGCAGTTCCATACGGCGGACAATCCCAATATCTCGCCCGCCGAAATTGAAGCCGCGCGTCAGCAGTTGCCAGAGCGCGTGTTTAGGCAGGAGTACCTTGCCGAGTTCCTTGAGGATGCGGGGGCGGTCTTTCGTGGGGTTTTGGCGGCGGCGAGTGCCCCCCTTCCCGCCTGCTATGAGGCGCACGCTGGGCACCGCATCGTTGTCGGGGTGGACTGGGGAAAGTCGGTAGACTTCACAGTGCTGAGCGCCATCTGTGCGGACTGTAATCAGCAGGTAGACATGGATCGCTTCAATCGCATTGACTATGCGCTCCAAGAGCGGCGACTATATGCACTGGTGGATCGCTGGGGCGGGGCAACGAGGGTGCGCGTTCATGCTGAAGTGAATGCAATGGGGGAGCCGATTGTCGAGCAACTGCGCCGGGCGGGGCTATCCGTGCGCCCATTTACAACAACGGCACAATCTAAGCCGCGCCTGATTGAGGGCCTTGCGCTGGCAATTGAGCGGGGGGAGCTAGCCCTTCAGCCGCACGTAGTACAAACAAACGAATTGCAGGCGTATACCATGACGCTGAATCATACCACGGGGAGACCCGGCTACGCGGCACCGGCGGGTGGGCATGATGACACGGTGATGGCGCTGGCGCTGGCGTGGGCACTGTGCCAACGGGGGACATTTATTGTATGAGTGACATGACGGTGACGATGAGAGACCGGGCGCGGGCGGCTTTGCGTGGCTGGCGTATGCCCGACAAAGAGGGTGCCGGAAGGAATGCGCTGAAGGCGCGCGCCGCGCAACCGCTCATGGTCTGGCCTTCACATATTCTTGACCAGCCCCAGTGGAATATCGTCGATCTTCAGTCCTATATCACCTACGGCTTCAATCTCAACTCCATTATCTACAGCGCTATCATGTACAAGGCGCGCGCGGCCAATGCTGCCCCGTTGCGCGGTTATCACGGGGGGCAAGAATCGCCGGAGATGTTACCGGACGATCACCCGCTGGCGCAACTGCTGGCGCGCCCCAACCCGTTCCAGTCTGCCTACGAGTTTATGGGGCTTAACACCGTATACTTCAATCTGAGCGGCAACGCCTACATTTACTTCGCCCGGCAGAGGCCAGGCGACACGCCATACGCCATGTACACGCTACGCCCAGACTGTGTGCGCATTGTCCCCGGCAAAGAGGCGGAGCGCCCGGTGATTGGTTTTGTTTACGTGCCAGAGGGGGGGGCGCTGAACGACGGATTCCCCATTTTGGCTGACGATTTGATGCACGTCAAGTTGCCCAACCCCGCCGACCCCCTCAACGGGGCGGGCTATGGACTGTCGCCACTGTCGGCGATAGCGCAGTCAGCCAACGTAGACAATGACGTAACGAGGTTCCTCAAGGTTTTCTTTCAGAAGGGCGCGATGTTTCAGAACGTCATTAGCTATGATGTGCCGATGGTAGAAAAAGAAATGTCTGATGCGCGCGACCGCTTTGAAGAAATTTACGGGGGGGTGGAAAACTGGTCAAAGGTGGCCGTGCTAGATCAGGGCGGCAAAGTTCAGCGCCTCAATCCGACGTTTGAAGAAATGGGCTTTGAGGTCATAGACGCGCGCAATGAGGCGCGTATCTTGGGGCCGTTTGGCGTGCCGCCGATTCTAATCGGCACGAGGCTGGGGCTGACCAGTGCAACCTATTCAAACTACGAGCTTGCGCGTCAGGCGTTCTGGGAAGACACGATGCTGCCAGAGCTGCGCCTGTTTGAAAATGAGTTTCGCTACTTTCTGGCTGGCAAAGATACCTTTGTGCGCTATGACATGTCTGAGGTGCCAGCCTTGCGTCGGGATATGGTGCAGTTGACCAGCGCTGCGCTAAATCTCTATCAGATAGGCACGCCGCCGCGCCTGGCTTTTGCGGCGGTTGGCTTGGACGTTGAGGAATTCCCCGGTGACGATCTGCCGCCCATGCCCGCTATGCCGGGCGCAGGAATGAGCGCGGCACCAGTGAGCGCAAGCGCGGAATCCACGCCTGCTGAAGAGATGACCCCAGGGGGCGAGTCTACGCAGGAGATACCGGCCAATGTGGAAACGGTCATCGGTCTTAACGGAGTCCAGATTCAGGCGGCGCTCAGTGTGCTAGAGCAGGTGGGGATTGGCGTCATTACGCCGTTGGCTGCCGTCGAGCTGCTGGTGGCACTGGGGATTGAGCGCGCACGCGCGGCCCTTATGGTGCCCAGTGCGCCGACTGTAAGCCGGGCCGAACCGGAAGAGGAGGGAGCGCAAAAGGCGCTTCCCCTTGACCTGCCCGCCCTCGCCGCACCCGCGCGCTACGATCCGGTCGTGATGCAGCACAAGATGGACACATTAGCCGCGTCATTCGAGAAGCGTTACGGGGACATGGCGGCGCGGCTATGGGCCGATGAGGAGCGCGAATTACGGGCCATTCTGAATGGGGCGCAACGCGAGGCGCGTCACCGCAAGGCTATCGTAAACTGGACAACGCTCATGGGCACCATCAAGGATTGGTATGAGAAAGAGCGCCCGGAGGCGTGGCGCACCGCCTATGTGCCGCTGATTGAGGCGACGATGCTCGACGCCGGACGCGAATGGGCGGCAGCGTTGGGCGTACAGTGGAGCGTGCGCAATCTTCAGGGCGAAGACTGGTTCCAGCGGTATGCGCTCAAGTTCGCCGATCCGATTACTGAGGTGAGCAGCGAGCAGGTGCACCAGGTGCTAGAGAAGGCACTGGCCGATGGTTGGAGCATTCCTCAGACGCAAGAGCGGCTTGGCGTGGTGTTTCAGCAGTGGGCACAGGGCAACCTGACGCAAGCGGATTTTGAGTGGCTAGAGGCGCGAATGCCCGCGTATCGGCGCGAAAACATAGCCCGGACAGAAACGATAAGGGCGAGCAACAGCGGAGCATTGGAATTGGGAAAGTCGTGGGGCGTCAAGCGCAAGGGCTGGCAGGCGACGCTTGACGGGCGACAACGGGAAGATCACGAAGATGCTTTCAGACGCTACAGCGAAGGCGGCAATCCCGGCCTGATTCCAGTAGACGAGGCTTTTGTCGTGGGCGGCGTTCAGATGATGTATCCGGGCGATCCGGCGGGCACACCAGAGCAATTCTGCCAGTGCCGGTGCACGGTACTGCTCTACACGGACTAAGGCGCGTAAGCGCAGGGGAGAGCGGATTATGTACGAGGTATGGCGAGTAGGGGATAGCCGGCGCGACCTTGTGGAGCGTGCGCGCGACTTTGAGACGGCTAAGGCCCGTGCTATTGAGGCGAGCGTATTTCAGCCGCTGGTCTTCGTGGTGATTCGGCAGGGGTTCGGCCAGCCATTGGTCTATGCCCACAACGGCGCACTGCTGGCTAACCCGCTAGACGTGATAGGCCGGATCACGGTAACGCCCGCACCAACGCCCGCGCCCGCACCCGTGCCGGAAACGGGGGAGGACGAGAGCGTGGCACCGCGTAGTCGTCGGCGAGGGCCATCAGAGCTGAAGGGCAAGGCGCAGGGGCCACAAAGGTTCAAGCAATTCGACACACAGGTAACGGCCATTGATGACGATCAGGGCATTGTAGAGGCCATTGTCTCAGTTTTCGGCGTGCTCGATGAGGGGGATGATGTTATTCATCCGGGGGCGTTTATCAAAACACTTGCCGAAAACGGACATCGTATCAAGGTGCTAGATAGTCACAACAACCGCTCGGCGCTGAATGTGATCGGACGCCCACTAGAAATCAGAGAGGTTGGCCGTGACGAGCTGCCGCCCGGACTGCTGGCGCGACACCCTGAAGCGACCGGCGGCCTGTATACCAAGACTCAGTTTCTGCTAACCACGCCGGAAGGCCGGGGGGTCTTTGAGCGAATCAAGGGGGGGCTGCTGGAATACAGCATTGGTTTTGACACGATGCAGGAAGACCAGGAGCGGGCCGAGATCGGCGGCGAGAAGCATACCGTGCGCAATATCCGTCAAGTGCGTCTCTGGGAGTACAGCCCGGTAGTGTTCGGGATGAATCAGGCCACGACGACTGTTTCGGTCAAAGAGGCTTCTGGCGCAGCCGACTTGCCGCTGGCAGATCGGGGGCGTAACTGGGATGCGGCGGGGGCTGCGCGGCGCGTGCGCGCCTGGGCAAGCGATGGTGATGAGGTAGACTGGGCGAAGTATCGCAAGGCGTTTTTCTGGTACGACTCTGAGAATGCCGAAACAGTGGGCGCACATAGGCTGGGGTTTGCCGACGTGATAGACGGCACCCTGACGGCCATCCCGCGCGGCATATTTGCCGTTGCCGCCGTGTTGCAAGGGGGGCGCGGCGGGGTAGATATTCCTGCCGAAGATGTAACTGCCGTCAAACGACGTGTGGAGCGCTACTACGCGCGAATGCGCGACGAGTTTGAGGATGATGGTATTCGTGCTCCCTGGATCGCCGAAGAGGAAGCGCACGAGGGGCCGGGCGAGGCTAAAGAGGGGCGCGTGCTCTCGGCGGCCAATTTCAATCGGATCAGACAGGCTTACGACTTGCTGCATGAAGTGATGCAGCAGGCGGGCTTGCTTGAGGACGGGGCGGACGAACAGTCCGCCGAAGATCAAGACCAGCAGAAGGCGAGCAACGGGCCGTCTGGCGGCCAGAACGCACCCACCCCGGAGAACAAGGCCGAGTCTGCTGGGGCCGGGCCGCAGGCGCAAGAGACACCCAGTGGCAGTGAGTTGGTCTCTCTTATCGAACAGCGACTGACTGAACTGGAGAGTCTGCAATGACCCACAAAGAGCGTGTGGAGCGCATGAAGGCGCTCTACGCACAAGCGCGCGAGGCGACGACGGAGGGCAATCCCGAATCGCTGCAACGCGCCGAGAATCTAATGAAGGAGGCCGATGACCTCAAGGCTCAGGTAACGCGGGAGTTGGACATTCTCAAGGGTATCGAATCGTCCGAAGCCTTGCTTGCCGGCCATGAGAATGCTTCTCGTCTGGCCTCGCAACCGGAAACAAAACAGAAGTTCGACTCGTTCGACGAGTGGATGGGGGCAGTATCTGGGTTCTATACCAAAGCGCGGCTTGATCCACGCCTGCGCATTTGGTCAGAACTCGGCGATGGTGCCCTGCCGCTCTTCAATGAGCAGAAGCAGATGGTCGAAAACGTTGGCGCGTCCGGCGGATTCCTGGTGCCCGTAGAGGTGAGTTCAAGCATCATGTCTATCGCGGCAGAGGGAAGTATCGTGCGCCCACGCGCAGAAGTCATTCGCATGACGCGCCGCCAGTATGATCGTGTCGTTCTGGATCAGACGGGCACGACAGCCAATGTCCCTCACTGGTTCGGTGGCATGGTAGCCTACTGGGGCGAAGAGGCGGCGGAAAAGACAATCTCGTCAGCCAAGTGGCGCACTGTCTCGCTGGTAGCCAAAAAGCTGTACGGGTACACCCGCGCCAGCGACGAGCTGGCAGATGATGCGGTGATCTCGCTGAATGACTTCCTGGCGAGCGAGCAGGGATTGGCCGGGCTGATTGCCTGGAACGAGGATTACGCCTTCCTTCAGGGGAACGGGACTACGCAACCGCTCGGCGTTATCAATGCGGGCGCGACCATCACGGTTGCACGCCAGCAAGCGGGGCCTGGGGTTGATCCC